ATGAACCATTAGCAAACTTATAAGTTAATAAAGTTCTATTCCAATTACTATCGACATAACGCCCAGTCCAATCCATTACTTTTAAAAAGTCTTTAATCGCACCTCTTCGCAAATGTGGTATCGTTTCACTTACTACACTTATTTCAAGTCGTGGTGTTTTGGCCGCTCTATCAATTAAGATAGGAAGTATTCCAAATGTTTTACCTGCACTTGTTCCGCCTTGAATAACTTTTTTTCGTTTCTCAAGTTTTAAAAGTTTGTTAATTGATGTGGTTCTTTTAAACATAAATGCGATTTGCTCACCGTATAGACAAGCGGTTTTATTGACTTTGTTTATTTTTGAACTGTTTTTTATGCCCTTTAATATGTGGGAACAATTCCATTCTTATTTTAGTACACTTACCACTCCTACTCATGTAAAAATAGTTTTTAATTTTACCACTATCAGTATGCTTAGTTACTATTGTTTTAATGTCGTTACTGTAAGGACTGCAGTAAAAACTTTCATTTGTTGCTGTGCAACTCGTTGTTTTAGTTAGGTTCATCAGGGAATAGTGGCTGCTCCTTTACAGTCATTTCGCTTTTATCGGTTAATCCGTTTAATCGTTGTGTTATGCTTGGATTGTAAAAACCTAGTAATCCTCCAATTATCTGGTCTTCTCTTATTTCCTCTCTTATTGCGCGACAGATAACACAGAAGTCGTCATAGTATTTATCGGTATTGTCAAAATAATGCTGCACTTCTCCATAATGTTTTCTACAATACCTTTTAAAACCTTCTAAGGTATAAGGTACTTTTTGTGGGTCAGTAACTCTATCTCCCTCTTTGCCTACATATTGAACCTTTAACCATTGATTACCTTCTAGTTTTAAACTTTCTTTGTATTTTTCAAAAGCGTTTTCAAGTTCTAATGGTGTTTGAAATATTCTTGTTGGGTGCATAATTAATAATATTGTTTTGCAAATTCTTGAGCAGTTTGTAATTCTTTAAAACATTTATCTATTACTCCTTTTTTATAAACTCTAAAATAATTTCTACATCTATGTACATATTGCCCATAATTATTTTTTGTTCCATTCATTTTAAACCTATGTATTTGGTTTTCTGAATTAGTAACCCACTCCAAATTAGTTATTAAATTATTTAATGAATTACCATCAATATGGTTTACTTGTGGTTTTTTAGTTTTATTTTCAATAAAATGTTCTGCAACCAATCTATGAACATAGATAGATTTACCTAATAGTCTTACTTTATTGTATTTTTTATCACAATGAGTTTTTACTATACCTTGTTTAATGATTTTTGGTATATCGTAAAATTCTTTACTGTTTCTTTTTCTAAATGAAATTACTTCACCATAATTAGAAATCATATAACCTTCACAATCTTTTATGTTGCACCACATCTTTTCAGGTGTTTCAATGTATTTTCGCTTACTCATATTTAAAAGTGTGTTTAATTCTACCTACGCCTTGCAATCTAAATATAATCAATCCATTATCAACTATGTTTAGTTTTACAACACTTTGATTAATATTTGAAACTACTTCAAGTCTTATTGAATCGCCTTTTGCCATTGTTCTAACAAACTGATAATCTTGAACAAAACTTGAATAAATTTCACTATCATTTACAATAGTGTTGTTAGCATCTCGGCTATAAGTGTTAAATATAAACTGCTTTGTTTCAATTGGTGTAATTATTTTAAAACTGTTTTGTGTTTCTTCTTTTGTGCAACTAGCTAAAATTAGCATTGCGATTATTATTTTTTTCATGTTTCTAAAATTATTGATTTATCAAATATTGCGTTTAAAACTTCTTCATTTGAATATTTGGCTAGTATTCTATCCATTTTAATATCTTGTTCAACTCCTTTAGGTCTTGGAGCTATTAAGGTTGGTGGATGTCCATGTTCATGAAGTCCAATAATTATTTCACGTTCCCTAAAATCTCTAGTTATTTCTTTTCCAATTATTCCACTATTTTTAATTTTGTCTATAATTGGGTCAGTTTTGTAAAAATATCTATGGTCAATATTTCCTAAGGTGCTTAAATCATGTTTTGTTGTTGGTTCGTATCTAGGACCATCAGAATTCCATTTATACTTTAACCATCCATTTTCAATTAAATATTTTTCAAAAGGTATCATATTTTACAAATTTACTTTAATTGGAATTGTTCCGTTTATTAATCCTTGTTTTATTTGGTAAAATTCTTTTGTTTTTTCGGCTGCATACTTTCGTTTCCATTCGGTGTAAGCATCGCCCCCAACATCAATATGGTCAATATCAATATGTGGTAGAAACGCTAATTTATATCCTAATAGCTTCGCTCTAATACATGCTAAGGTATCATCAAAACCATATACACCTGCTTGCATAAGTCCACCCATTTTATTAATTAGACTTGGATTAAACATTTGAACAGTTCCCATTATATCTTCACTTTCTTCAACAACTATCCATGGTTCGCCTTTTTGATGTGGTAACATTTTAAGTTCAGTTTTCCAATTGTCTTTAGCGTTTGGGTGCTGCATTAAATCTTTACGTTTTAAGCCTACTATTCCATAACCACCTAACCTCATAGCAGTTTCCATGTCTTCAATCCAACCATAACTATTAATAACAACATCGTTATCCATTTTAATAAGGACTTCGCCAGGTTGTGCAAGTTTCCATGCTTGGTTTATTGCTTTTGCTGTTCCTAAGTTTTCAGTGTTAGTTATTACTTTTATACTTAAATTAAAATTATAACTTTTTAAAATTTGTTTAGTTTCTATACATGAATTATTGTCAATTATAATTAACCTATTATTATTAAAATCAACTGTTTCAATTAATCCTAATAGTGTTTCTCTAGTATATTGTGACCTTTTGTTTTCTTCGGTGTCATGGCAACACATAGCTATCATTGCACACATATTATTTACTCCTTTTTTTAGGTTGAACTTCTTTTAAATGTATTTTACTTTCACGAATATACCAATTTTTTAAACTCTTTAAAGTATCTAAACAGCATGCAGGGCAGCCAGTATTAACTCGTGTTCCGCTTATCTCATGCCAAATTGATGCAAGTTCTAAAAACTGTTGGCCACTACCAACCCAATCGGCTTCGTTAATAAAAATTTCTAGCAACTCATATAAGCTAAATCGGTTTTCGCCTTTATATTTTAGCTGTTCTAATATGTCCTTAAATGTTCTCATAATTTTTCGATTTCTTGTTTAACTTCTAAATAAAATTCAAGAGTTCCTAATGCTACTTTTTTATGTAAACTTAAAATTTCATCAACTGCTATTAATGCACAATCTTTTGCCATATATTTAGGATAAGAACTATCTGCGCATTTTTGATAATACTTATTAAATAGTTCTTTTGATTTTTCTTTTGGTGTCATATTTTATACATTATTCGTTTTAAAATCATTGAAAAATAAGCAGCATAGCCAGCTATTGAAAGTGATTGCGAATACTGAATTAAGTCAAATTGAATAGCTATAACACATATCCAAAAGGTTAAACACACATTGCAATTAAATGGTTTAAAATCAATCCACTTATGTAATTGAGTTAAGCTAAAAAAGCTAGTAAAAAGCATTGAAATTCCAATGCAGTAAAGTATTTTATCTATCATAAAGTTAATATTTTTTTATAGGTTCTATATCGCAATTCAGCTATTCTATCAATGTGTTGAACTTGGCAATCTTCATATAACTGTTCGCTTAAATCTTCAATCATGGCAGGATTATTAATTAATTTAACCATGTTTTTGTACCAATCGTTTTTGTGTTTAACCACTAAACAATTTTTACCATGTTTTAACATAGGCTCGTAAGGATGAACATTTGAAACGATTACTGCTTTTTTCTTAAATCCACTTTCAATTAACTTTAAATTAGATTTTAGCTTATTAAATCGGTTATCACGCAAAGGTATTAACGATACATCAATTTCATCATAAAACCTTGCATAATCGTTTATTGATACACTTGGATAAGTACTGAATTGATTTGGTGCTGCTTTGCCTTTACATGATAAAACGCCTGCTATTGCTTTTGCCATTTCATCGTCTTTACTATACCCCCCATAAACAACTTGAAATTTATCTTTCAATTGTTCCTGGTTGTAAAGTGAAAGTAAACCATCATGCATTAGCATTACATCTTCAAAATGAGTAATTGAACCACTCCACCCAAATTTAACAATATCAATGTTTCGTTTAACTATTTTATATTGGTCTTCACCTGGATTGATTGCGTTCGGTATTTCAAAAGCGTTTGGCTGATTTGCTTCAAATTTTAATGTTCCACTTAAATAATCGTGAGTAGTTGTAATTGCTTTTGCGTAATGCAAGGCTTGCAATATCTTTTCAGCATGTCGTTCGCTCTTCGCTTGGTGCGCTAAAATATGCCATTCGGGTAAACGATAATCGTCATCAATATCTAATACATAAGGTACGTTAGCTTCTTTTAGTTTTTGGATTAACTCGCTGCCATTTACCCTACTTATAAAACGATTAGCAACTATCAAATGAAACCCTTGCAAAAACTCAATTGTGGCTGTATCAATTTCGTTTATTTGGTACATATCGACTGACTCTTTAAATATTTCAGCCATGCGCTTATGTGGCTGCAAAAGTCGATGATAATCAACTCCGCTTATTTTTGGATAACTAGGTATTATTATTAATATTTTCATTAGCAAATTTTTTTATTTTCTCTTTTACACTTCGTAATGCTGAATAGCTTATATCACTCATTTGGCTTATTTTTCGCATTGATTTATATTCTGCATACAATAACACTATTCTATTTTCAAACTCGTTTAAACCTAATAAAAACGTTTCAATCTTTTTTATGTCTAGTTCAAAATCTACTTCGCAATGTTGCTCACTTTCTATTATTTCAAATTGAATATCGGTTGGAAAATCTTTACTAATTAACTTTCCTAACTTTCCATTTTGCGAAATAATATTTCGTGCTGTGCAATAAAACCAAAACTGTAAATACTCTTTTGACGGCAGTCGTTCAACTGGCATTGTTAGTAGCTGTTCAATCACTTCTTGGTAAATGTCTTCAGCATAATTTTTATTTATATTCCGGCATGTTTCAAAATATATTTTGTTGTTTAAAATTATGCTGACTAACTCCATTTAGTTGTTTTTTTAAAAATATGTTTCTTGCCAATAAAAATCTTTTTTAGGTATTGCTAGTAATCTATCAATAGGTAATAGTAAGGTTT